CTTCAATAATGAATATTGGCTCGGTGCCGTATTGTTTTTGAAGCTGTGTGAGTGCCCCGCTTGATATTGTTCGCATTACTCGCTCTCCTCAAAATCAATCGAAATATCCATCGTTTCCCCGCCAGGGAAAGAGGGGGCATGTTCTGACCCTACAAATTCAAAGGGATTATCTTGTAAATATCCAATCCACACTACGGAGTCGTGGTCTGTAATCTTAATCTGAGTGCGAAAGTAACAAGTCAAAAAGGCTTTTAATTCCAAGGCCTTATCTCTTGAAAGTTTGAAATCCCAGTGACATTTTCGTCGTTGATCTTTTAGATGGGTATATGTGTATAGGGTTCCGTTCATCGTCCGTATAGCTTTTACAGTGGCTACAGGTTCATTCACGTCGCCCCAATCAGGACTGGGGAGAACAGTGGTTGTTTGAATATTGGGGTATGGGCCTTCTATTAGAAACATTAGTTCACCTGATACGTGGCATCTTGATTAAAAATAAGCGCTTCGGCTATAATGGGCCGGCGCAATACTACAGTGCTTGCAGTGTCCGCGAATATCAATGATAAACCAGAATCGTGATCTGTAATACGTGACCCCTCAAACTCAAACCCAATACTCCATCTATTTTTCCCGTCGCATGTAGCAGGATCATTTGGTTTAATCACAACCCCCCGCCAATTGCGCCCCTCCCAGTCGATAACTTTAATTTCTTCACCAATATGGGACAACACAAATGTTTGTAGTGTCAACATTTCAGTCTTTGTTAAACCAGTAAATGTGCAGGCAATCGTTGTAACCTTAGGCCAAATAGGGTCAGCAAAAACTACTAAACGGCCGCCACGAGTCTCACGATTTATTCGGTTGAAAGCATTTCTATCGTGCGAATCCAATTCGGGTGCGCGGAGTGTCATTGAATCTGTCGCACCGCCCGCGGCCGGATAGATTAACTCAAATCGAGTAATAGTCGGTGTGCCTTGAATTATAGGGGTTTCAAGTTCGGGGGTAGCCGGTTGTGCGAGAACAGTTGACTCCCCAACAAATGGGTGATATTGCTTGTCAATACAAGGAGTAACATAGTAATAGGCAATGGATTGACCTAAATTCAAATTTTCTGCAATGACTCGTATAAAACTCCCCTGTGTCTCTACGGTTTGATTAAAGTCTAATGTATCTAATACCGGGGCGCCTTTACCATTTAAAACCAACTCATTGAATACTAATGAGTCGATAGCATCAATTCTTCGCCGCCCATCTTCTGTGAATGTTAAATTATCACTAACAGTAACATTGTATGGGCGCCCCGCATAGTTTACTAATGTTAAAATGTCGTTAACAGTCTGCCGCCAATTGTTGTTATTCCAAAGAGACTCGTGGAAACTAATATAATGACTAATTTCAATATAATGAGGGCCGTGCCATTCTACAGTTTCAGTGAAGGTTAAAGTTTGTGGAACATATTTCCAGTTACCACACTCAATATCAACAACTTCATTAAAAGTAAGATAATCACCTGCGGGCCAAAAATCATGGATTACATTAAAGACAAAAATATCTTCAATAAAATCTAATGCCTCCGAATCAGCACCTTCTTTGACTCGTTGTACCGGGTCGGCAAATGTTAATGTGTCTGTGATTATTTGACGGAATTCGGCGGGAATTTGTTCAA